GTCTTCAAATGGTCAAGAAATGTTGACTAAAAATATTAATAAAAATAAATATTTTGAATATCATTTTTAGTCAACATTTTGTTTTTATTTGATTATCTGATAAATGCGGGGTTTTGGATTATGGGGTCTTCAAATGGTCAAGAAATGTTGACTAAAAATATTAATAAAAATAAATATTTTGAATATCATTTTTAGTCAACATTTTGTTTTTATTTGATTATCTGATAAATGCGGGGTTTTGGATTATTGGGTCTTCAAATTGTCAAGAAATGTAGACTAAAAATGTTAATAAAAATAAATATTTTGAGTATCATTTTTAGTTAACATTTTATTCTTATTTGATTATCTGATGAATGCGGGCTTTTGGATTATGGGTCTTCGAATGGTCAAGAAATGTTGACTAAAAATGTTAATAAAAATAAATATTTTGAGTATTATTTTTAGTCTACATTTTGTTCTTATTTGATTATCTGATGAATACGGGCTTTAGATTATGTGATCTTCAAATAATCAAGAAATTTTGATTAAAAAATGTTGCTAAAAATAAATATTTTTAGTCTATATTTCTTGTTGTAGATTCAAGATGTATAAACTACTGGAATTATTGTAGATTTTGGTTCTGATTGTATTTGATAATATGCCGGTACTTCAAGTATAATTGGTGGTTGTATAGGTATTCCGGGTTTAGATGACGTTGATAGTACATAATTTTGTAATGACGAATTTGGAATTACATTGGAAATTTGGTTTTGAACTGGACTATATGGTTCTGTTTGAGACCATGTCGCAAGTAATACACCTAATCCCCTTTCAATTGCAGTATTTGGATTTGTTGAACTGATCAAATTTGTTTGTTGGGGTAAAAATATTGACTGGACATTGGGTTGGCCAATTGGTTGACCAATAGGTTGGCCAATATGTTGACCAATAGGTTGGGCAATAGTTTGGGCAATAGGTTGGGCAATAGTTTGGGCAATAGGTTGCACCATTTGTTGGACAGTAGGTTGAATCATAGGTTGTATTGCTTCTAGTGGTGGATCTTCGGTTGCTTGTGTTTTAGCCAATGGTTCGAATGTTTTTTCTAATTCATCGGCAAGTAAATCATTACTTGGTGTCAGAACTGCTTTTTTTGTAACAGTTTTATTGCCACTTGAATCTGTCGTAGTCGTTGTGATTATTTTTTCATTTTGTCCATTTGATGTAACAATATTTTGTGTTGTAATTTGAGTGGATCCAGATCCACCTTTATAATCATATCTTTTAATCGTATAACTTGTATACGATTGATATTGATAACCACCTTTATGATTCTTTCTTTTTACCGCACCCGTAGCTAGATTATTATCAACACGACGATCACTTGGATCGATATTAATAACATTTTCAACAGATGTTTTTACATCATTTGTTATGATACTTGATCCACCAACACTATTATTGCCAACAAATGATCGAATGTATTTATCGACTAAATCTTGATTTTTAATTAAATATACACATTCCGCATGATTTAATTTAAATTTTTCGATCAAAATAATAATCATTTTATCTTTTACACATAGATGCAACGCATTCAAATCATTATTATCTATCTTATTTAATATATCTTGTATTTGATTCATATTATATAATCTTATGTGATATAACTTTTTAGACATAAAGACATGCTATGTTGAAATATCATGATTTAATCATGCCAAATATTAATAAAATAAAAGTTGATTCTAAAAATGATGAAATAAATATTTTAATAGATAAGAATTCAGTATCTGATACAATTGATAGTTTCAAAATGGAATTAAATCTTGATAAAGATAAAAAAAATCTTAAAACTAAAAAATCAACAATTGATGTCAATATTAATGGTAATTCTAATGCAATTATTAATCCAGAAAATATTCCAAAAAGACGCGGACGTAAACCTAAAAAAATGTTAGAACAACCAACAAAACCAATTGATTTTGATTTATTAGATAAACAAGATGATACAATTATAACATTACATTTACCGATCAATTTGAATAATAAAAGTAAGAATAAAAATATACCAGTAGAAGAATCAGATGAATCAATTGATTTGAATCAAACATCAGAAGAAGATATTTTTGGTAAAAACGATACTAGTGAAGAAAAGCCATGTCATAATTGTATAGAAAGAGATCAAATAATCAAATTTCAAAAACAAAAAATAGAACAAATGGAGACTGAACTAAAGAAAGAAAAAAGAGAACGTAAAGCCTATTATACGAATGTCAATATGTTTGATATAATTGATTCTAAACCGGTTCTTGCACAAAAAACAAATGTGGCATGTATGTGGGATTGTCATTCATTTGATACAATACCATGTTTTTTACCAGAGTTATATTATCAAAATAATTATTATGTGAGATCTATTTGTTTTTGTAGTTTCAATTGCGCACTAGCTTATAATATTTATCAATTAAATGATTCGAAAGTTAGTGAAAGAAAATCATTAGTTTTGTCAATTTGTCGCAAAATATATGCAAATGAATCACCAGAAACATTAAATGAACTATTACATGAATCACCACCAAGAGAATGTTTGCAAATGTTTGGCGGCAAAAAAACGATTGAAGAATTTAGGTTGGAATCTAAGACAATGGATAAAAAATACATTGTTTTATTACCACCAATTCAACCATTATTTACGATTATACAAGAAGATTGTTCCGATGAATCGATTATTGATCCAGAACGTAAACAAGAAAAAACTAAATATGCATTAGAAAGAAAATCTCCTTTAATTAAAAATAATTCTCTTGTTTCATCCATGGGATTAACTATCAAGAATACTAAGAAATAAATTTACTACAATAATACAAACCTTGAAGAAAACAATCAGATAAATCATCTTTCTTTTTAGTCGTATTTAAAAATGTTAACCAAAGTTTATCATTTGAAAGTAATTGTTTCGTATATAAAATCGCTAATTCTTTAGTTAATTTATATTTGGCAACATTATCTTTTGAATCACGACTAGTACGTAATACTTCTATAGTATTATCATTATTAACTTTTAATTTGTTACTAGGAGACATAAATTTAACCAAGATTATTTGATTATTATAGATTTTATCAACAATACATCGAATATTAAAATAGTCAAATAAAGTATTTGCAATTGATTTCATTTTAGGATTTTTTAATGATGGTTGATTTTCAATAATAACTTGTTCAATTTTATGTTCAATAAATTTAGGCAATAATTTGTCTAATTTTCTAATCAAAGTTAATTGCATTTTCTCAATAGGATATATTTTCGCAGAATATTTTTTAATTGGTTGTAATTGTATTTTTTTTAATTGATTGTTCAAATGTTGTTTGTAATGAATTTTACAATAAAAATCTATGTCCGTTTTATTTGGAATATATATATATCCAATTTTGTTCTTGCATAATTCATGATCACATTCTAATTCTTTAGTATCAGTAATCTCCACTTGATGGTATAATGATTGAATTCTTTCTTGTTCTAATTTAATAATTGGATCAGCTTGTGATCTATGCATACGACAAAATCCATGGAATTTATCTTCTGTTATTTGACTAGGACAATGACAATAACTAGCTTTTGATCCACATGATTTATTATTTTTTAATGTTGCTTCACAAACTAATTCGATATTGGCTTCGTCCATTAGGTTGATTTTATTCCAATCAAGTATTTTAAATACATTAATTTCACGATAATCAATAATACAATAGGCAAGATTAATAACACCAACATCCCAAGATATAACAATCATTATTATAATGATTGTTATATTTTTTATCTACAAATTAAAATATATAATTTCTAACATTTGATTTGCCACCTTTTTGATATTTACTATCTCCAGATGTGAATAAAGCCGATTCACTACTGTCAGTTGAATCATTTTCACTATCACTATCATTATCATTATTTTTATCTTGCATACTTGATGAACTAGATTTCATATCTTTTGATTTAGATTTAGTTTTAGATTTGGTTTTAGTATCAGAAATTCTAGCATTATTAAATGATGTTGATGTATCACTAACAGAAGAAATACTTGATAAAGTCGTTGAAGATTCAGCTTCATCTTGTAAATTTTCATTTGGTTCCGCATTCGCCGTAGCATCGCCTTTAGAACTATTAGAATCTTTAGAACTATTAGAATCTTTAGAATCTTTAGAATATTTAGATCTAGATTTCGATTTAGATTTAGATTTAGATTTCGATCGAGATTTTTTATTACTATCACTGTCGCTAGCACGACCACCAGATAAAACTAATTTTGTATTCGAACTAGGTAATGATTTAGTTAAATCCATGACCATATTATAAGCTTGTTTTGCAATTGAACTTAATTCATTTTTGATCTCATCCGGATTCATTGTATCTATCGGCAATGATGCCGATTCAGATAGAGTATTTCGATATTTATCTTGATCAGACATGAATCTATCTATTTCCGTAGTAGATGGATCTTTATATAATTCATTTGAATATTTACAATTAGATTTCACTTTCACATTCGTATTCATAGGTGTTTGTGAATCCGAATACATTAAAGTTGACATTATTTATATAATTATAATGTGATAAAAAATTGAAAAACATTTTATGTTATAAATAAGTATTTCTATACAATATTACTACATCTCATTAAATAAAATTATGAGTAAAAAATTATCAGATGATTCAGATTCTGATATAATAAATTATGATACATGTTTATTTGATGTAGATAATAAAAATGAAATTGAAAATGATCCAGATATAGTTGATTTAGATACAGATATTGATATTGATACTGATACTAATACTGATGTGAAATGTGATTCAGAAACAATAGATTATTTAAAATTATATAATGAATCGGTACAATTTTTGAAAATGCATAATATATCAATATCAACAATTACCATCACTGGTTATTTAGGAGATATGATTAATTTAAAATTACTAATCAAATATATCAATCTAAGCGTAGACGGGATTTTGTCTATTCGTTTAGGCAATAGGCGTAAAAAGAATAATAAAATCAATGATAAAAATATTAGATCAATAATAAAATACAATACATTTAATAAATACAGTGGTAAAGATTTTGATAATCAAGTTACACTTTTGATGCATCCGATTAATCCAGATAGAAATTATTTAAATATTAAATTATTTCAAAATGGATCAGTACAATTGACTGGTTGTAAATGCATGGAAGATTGTCACGATGTTTTAGGTAGACTGGCTATTATTTTAAAAAAAGGACGTATTGTCGAAATAGACGGTATTAAAAAACGAATATCTTTTGTAAAAAATCCAGATTTAATCGGAATATACAAACTCAAAATTGGTATGATAAATTCTAATTTCAAAGTTGATACAAAAATTAATCGTAGAGAACTGTATAATTTATTAAAATTAAATCATTGTTCTAAAACACATGATCTAGATATCGGTTTTGTTGATTGTAAATATCATCCGGCTACACATGCATCTGTTGATATTTTCTATAAATATAGTGAAGACAAACAAGTATCAATTTATGTTTTTAAAACCGGGGCTATTATTATTACTGGCGCATCTAATTTACAACATATTATCAGTAGTTATAAATATATTATGAAAATTTTAGATAAGTATTCTAATAATATTAAAATAATTGAATTAGATCCAAAATTAGTTCAAAAAGAATATATTAAATATATTAAAATGAAACATAATATGATTTAGAAATTCTAATTGTTGATTAATATTGACAAATATTAATTAACAATTTTGATAAAACGGTAATTGCGCATAGGGATTACTATTCAATTGTTTCAAAATTTGTGGATCGACATAAAGTGTTTCTGGTACTTGAATATGTTTAGTTGCAGTCATATTTGTACGTAATCTATCTAATTGATTATTATATGTGTAACTTGGGGCGGGATTTCTTTCAAGATTATTATCATTACGGACAAATACACCGTCTGCAATAATTATTGGTCCCAAAGATACATTTGAATCAGTTGGTGAACGATATACTTGTAAGCATTCTTTTCTATTATCTTGGGGCGCGTTATAGTATCCGTCGTATACACTAGGACCGTTTGATGCATTTACTGGCGAAATGTATGTTTTCTCACTTGTAGTTTGTCTGATTGTATTTTTGGCTTGAGGATTTTCGGCCAAATAACCTAATCCTTGACCATTACTGTTAGCACTAATTGGTCCAATAAAATCATTTGCAATAGTTTGTTCTTTAGTAGTTGTTCGCATTTCAATCGGATTTGATAAATATCCCATACCATTTAGACCATTAACCATACCGGCGGATCCGATATAATGATTTTCTACTGTAGTATCACGCATCGTTGTTTGTGGCGCGACGTACAAATTCAATATGCCAGCTTTTGTTGCAGAATCAACTGGTCCAATATAAGTATTATTACTTGTTTGTTCTCGAATAGTTGTTCTTAATGGATCTGTCAAATTTGTTGGCATGGTATATTGTCCAACTGCACTTAACATAGTATTTGTCGGATGAATTTCTGTTTGTTCTCGAATAGTTGTTCTTAATGGTTCTGTCAGATTTGTCGGCATAGTGTATTGTCCCACTGCACTTAACATAGTATTTGTTGGATGAATCTCTGTTTGTTCTCGAATAGTTGTTCTAAGTGGTTCTGTCAAATTTACCGGCATGGTATATTGTCCAACAGCACTTATCATAGTATTTGTTGGATGAATTTCTGTCTGTTCTTTTAAAGTTGTTCTTAATGGTTGTGTCAGATTTACCGGCATAGTGTATTGTCCAATAGCACTTAACATAGTATTTGTTGGATGAATTTCTGTCTGTTCTTTTAAAGTCGTTCTTAATGGTTGTGTCAGATTTACAGGCATAGTGTATTGTCCAATAGCACTTAACATAGTATTGGTCGGATGGATTTCTGTTTGTTCTTTTAAAGTCGTTCTTAATGGTTGTGTCAGATTTGTCGGCATGGTATATTGTCCAATAGCACTGAACATAGTATTGGTCGGATGAATCTCTGTTTGTTCTTTTAAAGTTGTTCTTAGTGGTTGTGTCAGATTTGTCGGCATGGTATATTGTCCAATAGCACTGAACATCTTATTGGTCGGATGAATCTCTGTTTGTTCTTTTAAAGTTGTTCTTAATGGTTGTGTGAGATTTACCGGCATAGTGTATTGGCCAATAGCACTGAACATAGTATTTGTCGGATGAATTTCTGTTTGTTCTCGAATAGTTGTTCTTAGCGGTTGTGTCAGATTTACCGGCATGGTATATTGTCCAACAGCACTGAACATAGTATTGGTCGGATGAATTTCTGTTTGTTCTTTTAAAGTTGTTCTTAATGGTTGATTAGAATTTAGCGGCATCATATGATGACTGTAAACATTTGCGGGTAAAATAGCGTCTAAAGTTTGTTCTTTAGTTGTTAAACGGGCGATATCATTGGTATAGACACGTTGACGTGTTTGACTGACATTCGATATGTTAGGATTTAAAGGATTATCAATAGTTAAATCTTTCATTGTTACAGGTAACAAATCTTCATAATGAATAGTTGGTTTTGATTGACCGGAACCAATGACAGATGTATAATTTCCCGGAGAAAATGTATTGACAGATTTCATTGTAGTTCTCGCAATATCTGATAAATTTGAATAAGATCCAATGTCACTATGAGCGGGATTAATATAAGTATTTTCACCAGACATTGCGCGTTGAGTAGGAACATTCATGTAACTAAATCTATTATTATTTGTTTGCGCATATGGGGCATATTTTCGACCGGCTTCTTGTTGTAAAAAGTTTTGTCTGGTTGATTCAGCATACTGGGCTTGCATCCATTCCGGAATAGTTTGACCTAATTCTAAAGCAGAATTATAAGGCGCGCCAACATATTCAGTATAATCAGTAGCGCGATTAGTTAATTTTGCGTCGAAATTTTCTCTTACACGTGGCGCAACTTCTGGCGCGCTATTAGGTAATAAATCTTTATCGGTTGTCATTTTAAATCCATCTGGTCTATAAGACATTACTGGAGCTTGAATCGGACCGGCGCTACCACGCAATCCTTCAGTGGCAATTCTACCAGCATAAGATATTTTAGGTTTACTGGCAATACGTGTTTCGTCAACTGTTTTTGGTAACGCGCGATACATATCTTGATAACCTTGTTGACCAATATCATTGTAATCTAAATTCAATCCAGGTGTGATACGTTGTGGTTCAATTAATCTTTCACCTTGACGGTATAAAGATGGAATATATCTAGATTCTTCTTCTTCTGATCTTACCGGGGTACCATATAAATAAGTTAAATCTTTAACCGGTTGGAAAAAGGGCTTAGGTTCCGCCTTATTGAAATAAGTACTCAAATTACCAGTAAATAATTCTCTTTTAAAATTATTATTATCTGTTAAACCTTGATCGTTTGAACCATAACCATATTTATTACGAAATAATGGCAATGGTGGATTTTGTACATGAAACTCAAAATCATTTTTTGATATAACATTATAGGTCATATCATCGTCACATGTCTCATTATAATTTGACCAACCGTTTTTAAATGCAATATCTCTCTCTCTTGTCGCTAATGTACCTTTGTCTGTCAAATCATTATCATTAATACCATTACTTCCATTGGACGCATCTGGTTCTGAATATTGGTCAAATACTTGATCATCAAACATTTTTAAATATTCTGGTTCAGATTGGCCATTTGAATTTTTATCAGAACAAATTTTACGTATTCCACTGGTGTTATCTGTAATTCTTTCACTTACATCAAGTAATCTTTGCGCATTTTGTAATTCGTAATATTGATTTGCCGTATCAGAATCTACTGAATCAAATGATTCTGTAGCCATTTTAACTTTACGTTGAATAATATCTTTTAACATAGAATTTCTATTGATATCTTCATCAGATGGTACATAACCTTCGCCATCTGATTCAATATCAAAAGGTATTGGTCTATCAGTTGATAAAACAGGATCAACTAATATATCATTATATGGTTGATATACTATTAAATTATCCGCAAAATATATTTTGTTTGGATCCTCTTGTGATTGAGATGGGGTCTTAGATCTATCATTTAATAATTTATGATATTTTTCACGATTGATAACAGATCCTAATTGATTATAATAATTAGGGATCATGTTAGTTTTTATAGGATCATTTGCCCGAGTATAATTATTACTTCCACGATTAATTTGATCAATTTCAGATAAAGTCAAACGATTTTGATTATATATATCTGGTCCATTGGGAATTAGATTTTTTGATAAATTTGTATATGATTCTGTTTTACTATTAGTATTAGTACCACTGTCACTATCATTCATATTTAAAAAATATCCGATCGTTGCTAATCCGGCGATTAAAGCAAGTTCCATATTATAATATTATTAGTTAATAATATTATACTAATCAAAACTTCTTTAGATAATTCATAAACATTTGAATATGATGTGAACAATTGTTATATTTCATGTAAAGCATAATATCATATGTATTGACTATTTGAAAGAATTTACGAGCCATGTGTTCATAATCATTTTTTGTACAATATACCATTGCGTGTAAAACAATTACGTCGAATGATTTACCATGTATATATAATAAAATATTTGTAATAATACGACTTAGATTCTCATTCAAAATAGGATTCAAGTCCATTTTTGTCAAACTGTATTTTAATCGTAAATATATAATGACATCTCTGTAATTGATAACATAGTTATCGATGGTAATATTTTTTTGTATTGTTTCTGTCTTGAGATTATTTTGAACAATCTTGACAAATTGTTCAAAATAATTTTCAAATTTATGACTGTAAACATTAAATAAAATGTTATAAACCATCATGGCATATTTTCTTGCTTCACTATTTGCATGTAATGGTATATGTAATGGTATATGTAATGGTATATGTAATGGTATAGATGATATGTAATTATATTTACAGAAACAATACATCAAAATATCATGATGATTAACACTAGACATAAATGTAATATCTGCATAAGTTTTGTTTGGTTTATTGTAAATATTAAAATATTTTTCGACTATTTTTGGTGTTTCGCCAACATGAATCTTTTCAGAAGATTCGTATTCAACAAGCATTTTGTTATTTTGTTTAAATCATTAATCTATGAAAACATATGGCAATTCTATTATTTTATTATTTCAATTATTTTATTATTTTATTATCATATAATGATTATCGTAAAGCATCAACATTATACGGGGCATATGGACAATTAACGCCATCTACACATAATTTCCTAGGTCCGAGACGAGTATTAGGTAAATCATCAGATTGTCCGATTGGAACTTGCCAAGGTGTACGGAAATTATCCTTTGCTTGTTGTCTAGTGTTGACAGAGAAATCCCAGAAAATATTGCATTGTGGATCTTGATATAATGGATGGAATCTATCTTGTTGTATTCCTTTATACAACATAGACGGATTAGTATAACGAGAATATTCTGTTTCCATATATGGATTACAATAAGGCGTATTAGTGTTACTTGAATTTTCAAATTCATCAATTGGATCTGGATTTCGATAAATACTAGCGCGTGAATTTATTTTTGTACGACCGCTTAAGATACTATCCAAATCAATTCCATTGTTATTCGGTCCTACTGGAATGCCGTCATTTACAGTTTGGGCTAATTGATAAGGCGGGAAACATTCATTACAATTTTTACCATAATAAGGACTAAGTCTATAATTCAATTCATATGTACTTTCTTTTAACTGTTCTTGATAGGCAGCATTATCATAATTTTGTCTAGACCAATAAGATGACATTACAATTATATTATTATTACTATATAATATTTAAGAATATTAGAAAAATAATGAACTATAACTAGGTAATGACATTAATCCTTTAGTAGAATCATTTTTGGGTCTAGCAATTACTTCACGTGGACCATATATATCTTTTAAATATCCTACATATTGTTGAACTTGACTCACAATTCCGGGTACAACATCATCTACTACTAAATTATCTAATTCCAATACTTGTTCTCTAATTTTGTTTGGATAATTGCGGGCTTGTTGCAAATACACTCCACGCATCACAACTAATAAATCTGCCCGACATTGTGGTTCAATTAAATATTCACCATTTGTTACTTCAAATACTCGTCTAATGATTCTTTTTTGTATTAAATCCATATTTTTCTCTGAAAAAAATACTTTTGATAACAAACTTTCTTCTACTATTCCTTGTAGAGCCTCTTGAGCCATATTGTAATAATCTTTTTTATGTTCTTGAAAGAATATAAATGGGGTTTTCATAATATCCTCTCTGGTTATTGTTTTTGAGGATATTTCTTTCTCAACTGTATCATCAAGTCTTTGATCTAAATCATAATTCATGTCTATATATTGATCCTAGATAATTTCTCTATTAAAAAAATTTGATTATTTAAAATACTAATTATTCCATATGATTATTCAATATATCGAATCATTTGACATTAAATAATTTGACATTAAATAATTTGGATGTTCATAATGGAACAAAAACTCGAAAACTCCGAAACATTCGTGCGTGGTGTTACTATTCCGGTCAAAGGAAAGTATTATCAGTACAAGGGTTTCGTCGTTCAGTGTGTGGATGAAGATCCATTTTGTTACTATTTTACAAATGGAATCAACTTCTATTTCACCTATGAGAAGAACAGTGACACTATTTATGAAATATTGCCTCCTTTGCCTACACAACAATCATCATCAACAAATTGACCTAAACTAAAGTCATAAATAATGTTTATAAAATAAACATTATTTATTTACTTATTTATTTACTTACTAATAATATATGTTTCTAACAAATCAGATTCTGATAATCTATCTTCAGTTGGTTTGAAATTTTGTTCAACAGTTTCGGATGGTGAATATTGTCTAAGATTTTCAACAAGTATTTGTTTTACTATGATATCTGGCAAGGTAGGATTATCTTTGGTTGCAATAGTAACACTGCCAGGGGAACCAGCAACTTCACCAATATACATCGCCCAGATATACATTTGATCACCAATTTCATGAATTACCAAATCACCACGTTTGAATTTTCGATAATTTTCATTACGAATGTTAACTGTTTCTATATCCTTTTTAAGATAAGTACCAATTCTATTATTCAAAAACATAGTCATATTGTTAAATATAATATCACCAATTGATGTTGATGTGTCGTTATTTATTCTTGATAACAATTTCATAATACTCTCTGATGGTCGGTTAATATCATTTAATGCTTGTTCTGTTGAAAAATTATTAGTACTTAATAAATTTTTGAAATTTTTCATAATTAAATTATTTAGATCTTGTTCTCTGTAATTTTTTCCAAACATATTATTCGCATAAAATTTGTATTGTCGTTTTGTTGGTTGCATAACTTGTGTATCAATTATGATATCCTTGTAATTGGTGTCTATCATTACCATATATCCATAATTAGGAATGTAATAATCTATTCCGTCAATAATGTATTTCCAATATCCGATCACATTACCTTCAGCATATAAATCTTTTATGTAAACATTATCGGCAATTGTCATGTCACGTAAATATAATCCGTTAATATACATAACATACATTGCGGCCATTAATTGAAAAATAATACTTTGCCATATTTTATCATTATAATATCCATTACTGATCATCTTCTTGACTACACCATATGAATCATAAATCCTTGATCCCCAACTATACATATTATTTGTAGGCGCTTCTGTCATTAATATCAAACAATTACCACTATATGCTTGTAGATTAGGATCAGATTCATCTGGTAATGTTGTAATTCTTCCTTGTAATAATGCAGTTTCGAAATCATGAATAATATTTTGTAATATTTTGTGTGTGTGACAAGTAATAAATCTTTGATAACCCAATGTGATCATATCTTTTTGTGTTAATTGTTGTTGTTTTAATTTGAAAAAATCTATATTTCTATTACTACAGAAATTGAATCCGTATAACATAACAAAATTAGGACAAATCTTTTTCTTTAAAATTTCTTCACGAACATATTCATAATATGCAAGTTCTCGCCAAACATCATATGCTAAATATAATGGGTTACGACATTTGTATAAACAATATTCTGCATGACTTAATGAATATATTCTCAAATTTATTCCAGTGGATTGACGTTGGCATGTAACAGAAGATATTTCATCATATCTAACAGGATAACATGATTTATATACTAATAAACCATATGGTAATATTTTGTAAGGATTATTTGTTAAATTAGAATAACCTAATTGATTGATATCAAGTAATTTGATATAACTTAAAATACTATTATTTCTACCGTCTAATGATGTTTCTATTCCATCATATCTTTTGAAAAATATTTGTCTTAAATAATGGTACAATGATAATCTTTCTCCAAGTGTTGCAAAAGTAAACGAATAATCTTTCCCCGGTAAAACAGATTCATATATTTGATTCATTTGTACATGTCCGCTACCAGTAGGATTTGGCATGGTAATATTAAAAATTTTTTGTACAGGTAATTGTAAATTTGGCATGGGATTATAAACTGATGTTGGAATAAATGTATTCGGACCAATATTTTGTCCGTATAATGGATAATTATATGTTGGTTTTTCTGGCGGGAGTTGTGGTTGAAACACTTCTAGTTTTACTTGTGGTTTTAATTCTACATTAGGTGGTAATTTTTGTGGACGAAATGGCACTTGTGATGAATTATTTTTTTGATATGTTTGTCTGTTATCATTCGATATGTATGGATTATTAGGAGTATTTCTAGTATTTACCACTGTTGTACTAGACGGAGTAGGTCCAATATATGGTTGTGTTTGTGATTGGGGTTGTGTTTGTTGGGGCACCGATCGGTCGTTGACTGTATTACTAACATTTGTTTGATTATTTGTGTTAGTATTAGTATCTACAACGGCACTTAAATCATTATCGTTATCGGCACCCCCCTTTAAAAAAAAACTGGTTGATTAGGATCAAGGTTTTGTTGTATTTGAACTGGATTTGTATTATAATTAGGATTATAACCCGGATTTTGTTGATATTGTGGTTGTGATTGTATAGGATATTGTTGTGGTTGCATAGGATATTGTTGTGGTTGCATAGAATATTGTTGTGGTTGTATAGGATATTGTTGTGGTTGTATAGGATATTGTTGTGGTTGCATAGAATATTGTTGCGATTGAATAGGATATTGTTGCGATTGAATAGGATACTGTGGTGGTTGATATTGTCCATGTTGCATTGGCATTGACATGGGCATGGCTTCTACACGTGAAAAATCATTAGGGGCAATTTGTGTAGGATTGAATGCCATTTCAGGCGGATACGGAATTTCTGGCGCGGAATATGGCATATCTGGATATTGATTAGGCATCATTAACGGATTTTGTTGTTGCATTTGTTTAGGATTTGGTGTTGTCAATGCATTGTAATCCACTTTATTTGTCATTTGACTATTCATATTTTGTCCGGGATTAACGCCAAATAATTTAGCAAATGAATTTTTGTTAACATTACGTTCATCTGTATATTCGCTACTATTATTATGACTTTCACTAGATTTAGTATTATAATTTCTTGTTCTATGTGATTTTTTTGATTTATCTCTTTCAGACGGTGTTATAGATACACTACTTTGATCACTATTGCTTACAGAAATTTCACTTGAACTGTTATCAGAATAATTATTGCTACCATATTTTTTATTATTTTTTGGTCTTGGTGTATGTGATTCAGATTGTGATTGTGAATTTGATTGACTTTGAGATGATATCGATTGACTAACACTACTAATCGGGCTACCATCAGATGAATCACTTAAACTATCATGATTTGATTCATCAGATGATGTAGTCTCTAAACCAGTACCTTTGGATATTGTTTTACTAGTCTTAGTTTTACCGCCATAATATTTATGATTCTCATAAGGATAACCATTAATATCTTGATAATATGATTTTGAAACTGGTTTTAAATATCTAACACCATTGACACGATTATCTGATTTTAATTTTAAACCAGCACCTTTGTAATCATCAGATACTCTCATATGTTTACTATTATTTGTACTAAAATATGCAGTATCAGTTTCTGTGGGAGTGTCATATTTGTTTTTATTCTTATTAGACATAATATTATTATCATTAGATTTTTTTTCAGTATTATTATATTTGACACTTAAATGTTGACGGATATTTTTCAAATCTAATTTTCCATGATCTTCAATAGAAATCGCTTTCCATTTGTTTATGTTTAATCTCAAACTGGGATCTCTCAATTCTACGGGAAAAAATTCATTCCAAAATTCTACTAATTCTTCATGAACAGTAATTTGTTCTTGATAATGTTCCCATAAATAAGCTAATAAATGAAAATAATCAGAATAATTAGTTGGAATGTATATTATGTTGTATTTTGAAATAATTGTATTCAATACTAAATTTTCAATTTGTGATAAAAAGAAATTAGATATCTTAATTTCTGGCATAATTAAATCCAAACTTGTATCATTTTTATAATACATTTCTATGTATTCTGGATTAAATTGATTGTGTCTAAATCCCGGATATAGAATGTTAATTTGATATAACACATCTGCCGTTTGATATAATATTGAAAACCATGTATTGACATTCAATACATTTTTGTCTAAATAATTCTTTAGATTATCAAATTTGAAATAATGTTCTGTTATTTCTATTGAAAAATAATCATATGTTGTTGCATATTTAGATAATTCATTTAGACCAATATCATTAGGACTACCATATGCAATATCATTGTCCAAGCTAACATCCTTTAATTCTTGTTTACTCATATCAAAATTCATAATGGGTAACAAAATATTTGTTGTTTTATCAGAAATAACCAATTCACTCAATAATGTTTTAATAATTTTATTTACATTGATTGGATCATTCAAATTATCTCTTGTGTCTGGATTAATATATGGAATAATCCGTAAAGTACTTGAATAAGAATCATTTGAATATCTTTTAAATAAAACTTGTTTCATATCATTTAAACCGGTTGGAAATAATGACATAAATTTAAATGATGCATTAAATACATTTGAATAATCATATGTTGTTGGTTGTTTTATTTTGATTAAAGACATTTGTGTTGCATCAATGTATTTGATTTGATAATTATTTACGTTTTTCAAATAAACATAGTCATATAGTAGTGTAATCATTTTATCCAGATTTGAATATAAATTTTCATCATTTGTATTTGTAGACATAACTATTTATAATTTATGAATATAATAATACTAAATATAATTTCTATACATCATATAATTTCGTATGCGTATGACTGCTATCAATTATGATAATTTAATTTAATTATTAAAAATTTTATTAATATTAATAAAATTCTTAATAATTATTTTGTTCTATTATTAGGTTTGACTCTAAATAATCTAAAATCACTAAACAATGGATCGATTGTAATAATTTTAAATGGTGTTGTAATCTCTTTATTTATTAAAATACGTCCTTTTTCCGTAACGTATTTAGTACCACTACGATATTGTTCTGGTATAATTCTATGAACAAATTCTTTGATTTCATTTGGTACATGATTACCGACGTAAAATTGTGAAAAGAAATCTGGTTTAATTAATGTATTAAAAAAATAATGCAAATCATAATATTGATTCATTTTTGGTTTAACATTAATTTCTTTTGTCCAATCTGCGCTAACTTTAGAATTATCGATAATTCCAGGTATACATGCGAAATCAAAATCCCATAATTTAAGTTGTATACCTACATCAGGTACAATAAAATCACAATCATTAATAGTATATTTATATTTATTATTAGGCGCAGACATTTTAACTTTTTGTACTAAAACATTATTCGCCTTAAGATCATTATGTCTAAATTCAGGATAACGTTTTTGTATCACAGCTAAAACAGAAAGTAATTGAAAAAATATAACTTTCCATGTTTGTAAATCTATTTTTTCATAATTATTACGTATATAATCTAATAGATCTCCATAATCTGCCCATTCGCTAATCAATATTGATACATAATTATGTAATTGTTCATTTTGATATTTTTCTATGAATTCTCTATAACGTTTATTTTTTTTGTTACTAACATCTATTATTTCTTTTGGTATGTTAATAAATGGTTTAATACTAGTATTAAATGATGCTATTGGTAATACTATATGTGGTGTATGTCTGTTCACGACAAAATAAGATAATAGTTTGATCATACGTAATTCTGCATTTTCTGGTCGGGATGCATTATTGATATTACCATATTTATCACGAATGGGATAAGCTACAACTTTTACTCCAAAAACAACATTTTCATCACTTTTTGATAGACCTTTAAAAGTATGACCCGTACTACCGCTTTTAATGTAAATTAATTTTACACCTAGAGTTTTAAAAACATTTGTTACATCTAAAAATTTCTTATTTATAGTACATCTTATATCATTACATTCTTCATTTGGTCCGTGTTGATGACTATGACCAATAAAATTTTCAGTTGCAATAAAATCTGTCGAATCACATACATCAACATTAATTAATGGTTTTAATTGATTGTTACCTAATAAATCACGAATAAATTCCATGCGATGACTTATATTGTCTCCAGTTCTACGTTTTTGACTTTGAGATGATTCATCACTTTTTGATGAATTATGTTTGACGTTATTAATAATAGGATCTAATGACGGTTCAAATTCAGTATTCGAACTTGTACTAATATTCAATATCGCATCCAATTCACTAGAACTTGATTCATTTGATTTAACAATAAATGTTTTAATTGATTTTGATTTCTTATTTGACATGTTATTTCCTAATAGTAATTATTAATATTTTTATTATTATCAGGAATTTCCTTAAGTATTTAAGTATTATACTTAATTCATCAAATGAAATATAATCTAAATATAGTAATATAATCAATATCAATGTCTATGAGTATGAATGATGAATCTGATGACTCTCATATAACACTTATCGATTATGACGATGATGGTGTTAAAGATAAATCTCAAAGTATCAAAGATATGTCTGGTGGTAATTATGAACAGATGGAACAACAATTGCTTTCGTTATGGGATAATGCTAAAAGTATTCAATCTGCCGGGAATTATAATGACAGTGCTTTGGCAAATTCTAGGAGTGTCAATGCATCTCTTTATAATGGGTCATATCAATATGGTGGAAATTGTGGCGCAGATAACAATTTTTACAATGGATCTTGGAATCAAAATCCAAGTCAATATCAAAGTCAATATGGTGGAACATGTGCAGTAAATAATAATAATGGATCTTGGAATCAAGACCAAAGTCAATATCAATATGGTGGTAATTGTAGTGCTAATAATGGTAGTGCTAATAATGGTAATACCTATACTGTCAATCCTTCTCAATATACTATGACATACACTGGCGGTTATAGGACAAAAGGATCGAAAAATAGATCAAGATCACGTGGATCTCTTGATCTTGATAACAATGATAATGTACAAGAAAAACCAACTAAATCAAAACGTGGTGCAAATCCATCATTTATGGCCTTTTTATCTTTGGTTAAATTTATGCAAACATTACCAGAATTTAAAAATCTAAAACGAAAAGATGTTATTCATAGTGCTAAAAAAGTTATGGATGATGCTAAAAAGAATCTTGGTGATGATGTTGATATAGATCAAAAATTATCTAAAGCTAAAGATTTAGCGCAAAATAATGCCAGTGATTACCTTTAATATAATCTTTAATATAATCTTTAATAATATTCAATTATAATTTTTTAATAAATAATTATGTAATATGTCAAATATTATATAATTATTAATCTTTTTGAGTCAAAATATTATAAGTATTATCATTTAAAATTTCCAATACTTGAATAATATGTCTGTCTGGAAAGAATATTTTAATGGAATTTGCAAATCCACCGTCAACACGATGAACTGTATTTATTCCATTCATAGAACAAGTACCATTGATGCCATTTGCATTATTATATAATTGTGGCGTATGTCCGATTACTAAATTGCCAATTTTTAATATATTTAATATTGGTTTGACATAAGTGTTACAATCAGTATTTTTCATTGTTTCATTAGCCGGTATTTTTCCCAATACTCTTGCCCAAAATGGTGATATATTTGGATCAAATAATATTTTTTCTAAATTTGGATTATTTAAATTATCTTTACCTAATAACCATTTTCGAACAAGATTATTAATGTAAGTTAATTTAGTCACATTATCAATATCTATCGAATCTAAATCATTAACTAGAGACGGTAATAATGCAGCGTGTACAAACAAATTACTACCAATGATCATAATTGAATTACGTGTACATGCTAATTCAGTTGCAATTGGACCACCGGGTTTAAATGCGCTTTGTCTGCCCGTTGGACCGAATAGACTCTGATAATTAAAATTATAATAATTATTGTAAGAAACATAATCAAATATTTTATTCGAATTCATTATTTCATGATTACCTAATAATGAATATACTGCCCCACCTTTTTGACGGGCTTGATAATCTAATTGTGTAAAAAAATTTAATATTTTAATATCATCGGCTTTATCATTAGTCTGTTCAACATTATGACAATCATATTTTCCCGGATCTGGACGGCAACTATCGATTTGATCTCCTACTTGAATAACAATTGTATCATTTCCTATCCAATTTAGGTCATTATCAATGACTTTGCCTAATTTGAGACTATTAATTGCTAAGTCATAATCACCATGAATATCTCCAATGGCTATGATTCTTTTAACCTTGGGCAAAATAGTTGGCATTGATGGATATCCGGAACATTCTGGTATTCCCATATTAGTCCAAAAATTATTTGATTTTAATTTTATTAATTTATACATATACTGTATAAGAGATGATTTATTATTATTATGCATAATAATAATTTGCCCCTTGGAATACAAAATCAGTATTAAATCTTTTTCTGCTTGGATTCATTACCATAATATAATTTCTATTTGTTTCAAAATCTGCCGGTACAGATGATGCATAATCATTATAATTCGATCCGATCAAATCTTGTCTTACTTTTACATTACCGTATCTGAAAAATTTATCAGAAGAATAATCCGGAACGGGTAATCCTTCTGTAGGAGAAGATATGTTACCACAGTCTGCAATTCTATCTGGAATATTATCAACCCAATAATAGAATTTCTTCCATAATGCATCGGAATATTCTGGTAATGAATCAAAATAATTTTGATAATTTGTTAACCTATTTGGATTAATGTTATTCAGATAATTTTTCTCTTGGTACAATAAATTTGGAATTGTTGGATCATCTACTGCATAATAATTATAATTATGACTTGAATTTAAAGCATCATCAAATGATCTCAATGGATTTAAACCATTCAATGAGACAAATGATTCTTCTAATTTTGAATTAGAATTTGAATTAGATATAGATTTATTATAGACGTATACACATATTATTATTAACAATATTATTAACAATATCCGTATCAAGACCATTATATTATTACATAACATTATTAACAATTAACATGTTAATTAGTACATCAAGTATTTTTAAAATTATTTGTACCGTCCAGTAAATATTTAGGCCGTAATGACACATAAATAATATTATCAAAACATGTAAATGATTTACTTCATTAGGGAGTGTTGCGACAATAGGATATAATAAATAAATAACATATGTTAGTAAAAAAGTTCTACATGCAAAGAATGAAATAACAAATAATATATTTGTTGGAATAATTAATTTATCAAAATAATGAATGTTTTCTTTTTTTAAAATCGAAAAGATTCTCCATAAAGATAATGGAATCGTCGAATATTCATTGAACAAACAGAACATCACAATCCATTGGGCGCAATTATAGTAAAGACAAATTGAACAAATCAGTAAATTATAAACATGATGAAATATCATGTCTAAATCTTTTGTATTTTTTTGCATTAACATATTTACCAAATCGAAGATTAAATAAGCCATGATTGATTTAATTGGATCTTCAAATTTCGGATATTGGACATAAAGTATATTGTATTCATTATTTTTGTAATCTAACTCAAAACAATACATTAAATACGTAGTGTATATTGATAAATAAATACTATTTAATAAACTAATTATGACTAAAACAAAATATCTATTTATTTTTTCATTAATAATAGGTCTAAATAGATATATTAATACATTGTATGTTAATGTCCAATAAAATATTTCAATTGGAATAGTATACATATCCATTTTGATGTTGATATTGATTATCACTAAATAATCAATACTAACATCAAAACAATTTATTATCAATTTTTATTTCCAATCTTTATTTCCAATCATCAATGGCTTTGAATATTAAAACACCTAGCATGATAACAACAATTAATATACAAATAAGTACGACACAATATTGATATGAAGAATTATCTTTATTGTATAACTTACGTACATTATAAATAAGTAATTCTTCGTCATTATAATCAGAATTTGAAACTAATGGTTGTGTTTCATTTCTCAATAAAATTATTGAATTTAGATTATTACTAATTATAATTAACTCATCAGATAATTTTTTTAATTTTTCTTTACAAGAATTATTTTTGATAATATCTGCAATATCATTTTGAAAATAATCATCGTTGAAATTATTACTTATTTTACGAAATAAAATAATTCTTTTTTGTAAATCAACTGCTATGGCCTTACGAATATTTATAGCAATATTTATTTGTAATTTTGTAATTTTTAAATTTTCAAAATCTTCTATAATGTTATAAACGGACATTATACATTTTTTAATTTCATTTATTAAAAGATCAACATTATCTAAATTTAACTGATTATCAATATTCTCTAATTGTAATATACAATTATCAATCTGCAATATCAATTCAGATGTATCTTTGGATATATTAGTGAAATTTAAAATACTGTTATCATTAATTTCTATATAGGTGTCTTTTTGTTTTCCTTTATCAAATAAATTCATTTTATTAATACATTACCAATAATTGTATATAGGTTAGATAGAATTATTTATTATCAAATTTTATTTTCATGATAAATAAAAATATCCAATAACTGCACCAATACAAACACTGATTACTGTTGAATAAATGACAATATACGTGTTGTTATTATTCATTCTTGGATAAGAATCATTTTCATTTTCTAGATCATTTGTTGTTACATCAACCTTGATATCATCTTGGTTATTTTTCATTCTGGGATCATGTGTTTCTTTGGTATTTTTTGATAATTCATACCAAGTATCAATAAAATCAAATTCAGATTCATTTGTCAGTTCAATGATTCTATAAGTACTTTCGTTATTCATTTTAACTTGTATTAATTTGAATTAATTTGAATTAATCATTGTAATTAGAAATTACAAAAATTCTAATTTCAATTTTTATTAAAACCACCAGCCGCAGAAAAAATAATCAAAATAATTGTTATAATCACTACCATAGCCATAGATACATATGCGATTGTTAAATTAGTACTCATATACCATAATTTTCTTTTTAACTGACTAGATCTATTTCTGAAACTTCTTGCATCTTTTTCTAAAATTTCTGTTGATTCTTGTAAATCATTTAATTTATGTTCTCGTTCAATGACCAATTCTAAGTTGGTAGACATAATTCCAACTACTTCTTTCAATTGTAAATTTACTTCTGTAAATTTTTCTGATTGGTTAGGTTGATCAGATGCCATTTTAAATTTAATTAAAAATTCAATATAATATATTGTGTGTTCTATTCAAAAATATTTTCAATTTTTAATTTTGGGGAAAACCGACAACTAAACTATAAACAATCAACAAAATACTTGCAATGATCATTATACCTACAATAATACAATTGAATGTGTCCTTACTAATATATATATATGATATTTCTGTTGATTCAGATGATTCAGATGTCGCCATGTTAATTTAATTTAAATTAAAATGTAATTAGAACTACAACTTAACATAAATAATTTTCAACTTTTAAAATTATTGGTCAAAGTTTGTCTAAATAAACCAAATATATAGGCGTAAAAAATCGAAATTATCATTGAAATTATCATAATATTTATAATAATACACGTTATGGGCATTCTTTTATTAATTACAAATAATAATTTTTTATTTAATTGTTTTGATCTAGATTTTGAATCTGTTTCTAATTTTTCTAAATCGACTAATATTTCTTGTAATAATTTGTCATCTGATTTATTAGTTGTCATTTTAATTAAGTCATCATTTTACAAATTATTAGTTTGAAAATTTTTCAATTTTTATGCAAAAACTTTCTAGAGATACTAACAATTTCATTTTTACGTTCTGATGTTAAATGATCATATTGAAATCTGAAAATTGATGCACGACCCTTTAATTTTTTATAATTATTTTTGATAAAATTATAATATAATGCATCCCATATTTCTCTCCAATTGGAATTAGTATTAGTAAAATTAGACATTTTCATAATATAATTAGAACTTGATATATACGGTTTTGTTGTTGTCAATCCGCCGTCTGCATACATTCCCATTGAATATACATTTAAAATCATAACCCAATCATAACTATCCAAACTGAATTCCATAAACCATTTATATGCATCATCTGGTTTTATTTGACATAAATTCATAAAGTTACACATGATCATAAGTCTATTAATATGATGTAAATAACCATATTTGAATGCTTGTTTAACAGTAATATCAATTGGAAGAATCCCAGTTGTTCCAGTATACCAAGTCATATCAAGATGACGATCATTTCCCAAATAATTCTTTTTCATTGTATTGTAATAATACAAATATAACATTCTGGTATATTCTCTCCAAAATAATTGTCTGATATAACCTTCTATTGCATACAATATTTTTTTGTTTTTATTCATTTGAGTGAATTTATCCAATATTTTGTTTAACATTAATTTAGGAGAAATCAATCCTATGTTCATCATAGGAGACATAACACTATGAAACAAATAAGGATTGTGATATTCTACAGCATCTTGATAATCACCAAAATATTGTAATTTGTATTTTAAAAAATTATTGTAATGTTTGATTGCATCTATATGTGTTATCGGATAGTAATAAACATTATTTGGTTCATAAGTTTTATTATATAACACAATCAAATGTTTGAATCGATTTTCAATATATTTGATTGCTTCTGAATATTCATTATAATTATATTTGACATTTGGCAAGTACTTTATATTATTTTTTTTGACAAATTCATCAAATGTTTCTTTTTTGTTTGGAAATGATTTGCGATTGTATTTGTCATAACTATATTCACCGCCGATTGGTGTAGGTATAGATTTACTATGATTGATTAAAATATTTCTATCAATACGTTGTGAAACATAAAAATGATACATAGAAAATCTTTTATTTTGTTTTTTAGAAGATAAATACTGTTCTAATTCAACAGATGTATTAATAAAAGCAGGATTTTCAAAATATTTAATATTGAGTGATTTTGATTTAGAAAATGTTTTTATTCTTGATTCTAACAAATGATCTGTTGGATCTATTATAAAAATAGAATCTTTATTATGATGTTTATAACAGAATTCAAGCCAAAATTTATAATCTGATTCATAATTCAGATAAATTACTTTAAAATTGTTTTTCATTAAATACGAATGATAATATTTCATACAAGCCCGTTGATAAATCAGTTTCAATGGATTAAAATTAAGTTTTCTTTCATTATCATTAAAATATAATGTATCTTCTACTATAATGAATTGTTTTATAGTTTTTATTTCATATGGTAGATTTTCTAATGCGAACAATTGATTTGGTAAAATTATAGCAATGGACATTATAATTTAATGATAAATAAAAAATTGAAATATTATTAATATGGCATATTATTAGTTAGTTTTAATGTTTATCTTAATGTTTTATCATATTTAAATCATGCGTAATCATAGGAACAAAAAAACTAAACATGTTGATAAACCACAATATGGGTATGGGGATGCGATATATAGTGTTCCTAGATTTGAATTCGAACCATCTATCAATAAGAATCCTACATATATTCGTAACACGACATATTTAAAAAGACTTTATAAGTTAGACGAAATGTATAATCCTTTTGAAATGAAAAATTGGTATATATTTAATATAAATAATTTGAATAACGAACCTAAGGTAATAAATTACATTATTAATAAAAAATTAAATTGGGTATTAAAATGGTGGTTACAAAATGCCGATATTGAATACTGTAAAATTGATTCGGAATTTGTCAATCATTTATCTTTAAATTTTAGTTTTACTGAGGATGATATTAAAATTTTAGAATTAATATTGATTAACAATTTACGCAGAAATTTTATTTTTGAATTTGATAAAAAAACTATTTTGCAATCAGGATTGTCAGATAATGTTATATTATTTTGGTTAAAATGTTTTAAAATAAAAAAATGTTTCAATGATATCTTAAATGATTGTGCCAGAATTGGAAATATTAAAGTGATTTCTGTTTGGGGTGATAATAGAGAAAAATTCGGTTCTTATTATGAATGTGATAAAATAGTAGATACATACTTTAATTCCAACCATAATTTTTATAATCTAAATGTATTCTTTGGTTTAATGAAAAAATATAATTTAACATACACATCAGATGCTATGGATAAGTGTGACAATATAGACATATTGAATGCATGGATTAATTATAAACATTTATTTGAATTAAAATACACTCATTTACCATTAGAAAGGGCCTTACATACATCAAATTACAAATTATTAGAATGGTGGGGAATCAGTGGATTAAAATTATCTTATGATGTTGATCCAAAATTGAATGTTGAGTATTTCGATAACTGTAAATTAAATTTTGTATTGGCTTGGACGATGCTATGCAAATTGCCTATTTATTATACTGAAAAATTATTAACTAATGCAATGAAACAAGGTAATGATAATTCTTATTATGATGTAATTAAATTTTGTTGTAGTAATATGCAATTGAAATATGATCCATTGTGTACAGATAATATCCATTTATATAAAACCGATCAACCAATTGATGATTATGGTAATGTTATTTCTACAGATATTTTGAATCAAAATTATCAAATTACAGAAGATTCACTAGATTATAATGAAATGTGTCCCATATGTATGGATTTATTAAGAGAAAAATCATGTTTAAAATTAATTTGTAATCATAAGTTTCATGCAGAATGTATTAATCTGTACTGGGGATTTAATTCTAATTCAAATTCTAATTCAATTTATCAAGAAACAAGTAAAAAATGTCCATATTGTAGAAAATCTTTAAAAAGAAAATATTATCAATTCAAGAATTATGGGGCTTTTATTAATTTTGTTTCAAATCCGAATAATAAACATTACATTGTTTCAATTAATAATTTGAACATATGTTTAGAAATAGGATATCATTATCTTGGTATTTATCCCTATTATTTAATAAAAACTTTTGACATATCAGAAATAAACTTGATAAAAGAATTTGATCTCTTTATAAAAGAGAATAATAATCGTGGGAAAATTTATGGATTGCTTTTACGATAAGAATTTTGATAAAATAAAATGATTAATAATAAAAATTATTAATCATTTGTATTTAATGGTTCTGTCGTTATTTCAGATAATGAAACTGTTTCACTATCACAATAATTTGGATAACATTTATTATACATCCATTTGAATGGATTCTTCAAATATGATATAAAATGCATAATTGTAAAATTACTTTGATATTTAGAATTGATTTTAACAATGAATACATTAATTTTTAAAATCAATTTTATTTCATAAGTTGAATAACCAAATAATTATATTTTTGATTATATCAAAATAACTTGTAGCTTCTGATTCAATTGGTATTAATACTTCAATCTCTTCACTTGCCCATGATGGGTCGACAAAACTTATATAATCTTGAACCATATTTATATTATCATAATTATTTAATATTCACTAAATAAAATAATCATAATTCAACTTTTTAAGCGTATCCTTCAACGTCAATAATGCCATTTCGGATAGCGTATCCTTCAACGACAATGATGCCATTTCGGATAGCGTATCCTTCAACGTCAATAATGCCATTTCGGATAGCGTATCCTTCAACGACAATGATGCATCTAAGGATAAGGTATCTCTTCAACGGCAATGGTGCCAGTGCCATTTCAGATAAGGCATCTAAATTATAACAAACCATAAAAACAATGGCATATAAACAAAGGCATATAAATATTGCCGCGATATAAAAGAAAATAGTAGATCTAGATGCAAATATGGACATTTTTTATAAATTATAATTTTAAAAATACATTTTAAATAATTATAATTCAAACTTTTTAGAGGTAAATCACCAACAATGCTATAATTGCTAAAGTTGTAAATACAAACCAAGATATAAGTAAACATACTGTGATATTATTTTTAGTACATATGACTGTATTTGTATTTAATGGTTCATATCGTTCAATTTCAGGTTCAATATCTTCTATTGGAATTAAATTTGATTTGGTATTTGATTTGATATTTGATTTTGGTTCTGTTTCTGTAACAACATCAATAAAAACAATATTATGATCATATGTACTACAACATGTTTCACATACCATATTATAATTATAATTTTGTTTATCTGAGAAACATTTTCTATGAACATAAGTTTTACACTTGCATGGTGAAATTATATTTTGAAAATCATTGATATTAACTCGTTCTAAACAAATAAAACATTCTTCATTTGAATAAGATGAATTAGATACGTTATCAAGTAGTTCACTTGTTTCTGTAAAAGTAGTGTTAATCATTTTATTATTTTCAAGATTGATATAAAAATATTATTAAAAAGTTGATATTTCATCTTTTTCTATGTACATGTGTAAAAAGATTAAATCAGGGAATAAAACTTAATATAAAAATAAATATGTTTTATAAGCTAATCTTAGATTCAAACTTATAATTTACATATCTAACATACAATAATGGGAATATTAGGATTAACTAAACTCATTTCTAAATACGTACCTAAAGCAATGACAAAGAAAAAATTCGATGATTTTTCTGGAAAAGTAATAGCGATAGATGCAAGTTTGGTAATTTATCAAATAATTATTGCATTACGTAATAGTGGTCGTGATTTAACAAATGAAAAAGGCGCTATTACAAGTCATATATATGGATTGTTTTTTAAAAATATTAAATTTTTAGAATTAGGTATTACACCAATTTATGTATTTGATGGAAAGTCTCCGAAAATTAAAAGCAATACTTTGAATCAACGTAGACAGTTACGTAAAGAGGCGCAAACAATGTTAAATAATACAGATTTAACCCGAGAAGACAAAATTAAATATTTTAAAAGAACATATTCTATCACTAAATCAGACGTAACCGAGGCGCAAATTTTACTTGATTTAATGGGTATACCTTATATTATAGCGCCATCTGAGGCAGATATTGTATTAGCCTATTTAGCTATGAATGGATATGTTGATGGTGTTTGTAGTGATGATAGTGATATCCTTGCATTTGGCGCACCATATTTATTCAAAGATATGTCAAGATTTATGAACAAAAACAAAGAGATCACTGTCATAAGTCTCAAACGTGTCTTAAGTGGATTGAAAATTGACATGTCTAAATTTATTGATATGTGTATTTTACTTGGATGTGATTATTGTGATCCTATACCAAAGATAGGATCGGCGCGCGCTTATGAATTAGTTCGCAGATATAGTTCACTAAATGAAATATTAGAAAAACTACAAAATCGAAATCCAAATATTAATATTGATATTGAATGCATGTTACAAGCACGAGATTATTACAGAGATGCACACAAAGAAATTAAACCAAATCAAATCCATGTCGAGTTGAAACAATGTCAAGAAAACGAATTAATTGACTTTATGATTGTTAAACATGGTTTTGATCTAATTAGAATTCAAAATCGTGTTAATAAATTGAAACATTATTTGCGTAAAATGAAAATTACAAAACCAAATACGAATATAGTCCATACCATAAAACCAAATATGTATTCAATTATTTAATTTTGCAAAATTAAATAATTTTACAAAATTAAATAACATGCATTCGAAAATTCAGAAATTTTATAATATAATATTATATTATAAAATTATATGGCAACAATAACCACTACCAATTTTTTGTTAAATGTTTTGGGTATTTATATTAGAATTGCTAATTTGAATTATGTTAATGATTTTAAAACATATATTACAAATTTAAAATCTATTAATCCAAATAATGCTAACATTAATCAATTATACAATTTGCTAAATTTATATGGTAATGATATTACAACATTGAATCAAAATTTATCAAGTTTCAATATCGATTCAGATACATTAGAATTATTATCACAATCTGTTTCTATCGTAACAACTGCGACATCTATTATTAATTATATTCAATCCAATCTATCAAATCTTGTAATTACTGATACAATTGTAAATCAATGGTCATCATTAGATCCGAATTTTGATCTGACCAATATATTAAGTGTAAATAATGTCATCAGTATTGTTTCTCTTATTGAACAAACTTATAATATTAGTCTATTTTCATTAAATAGATTTGAATTAAATTTTGATGATATTAATAATGAAATTTCTACATTAAATTTAAATAATCAAACTTTAAATAATAGTCTTGAACAAACATCTGTCAGTTTTAATCAAACATATTCTACTTTAATTAAAGTTCAAAATATTGTCCCACAAGTTGATACACTTGCGGGACAGATTAGTAATTTATTGCCATTGACAAATCAAGTTAGTACACTTAGTGGACAAGTTAATAATCTATTGCCATTGAATAATCAAGTTAATACACTAATTGGCCAAGTCACTAATCTATTACCATTGAATAATCAAATTAGTACACTTACTGGACAAGTCACTAATCTATTGCCATTGAATAATCAAGTTAGTACATTAACCGGTCAAGTCACTAATCTATTGCCATTGAATAATCAAGTTACTATACTTAGTGGACAGGTTAGTAATCTATTACCATTAAATAATCAAATTAGTACACTTACAGGGCAAGTTAATAATCTATTGCCATTGAATAATCAAATTAGTACACTTACAGGTCAAGTTAATAATCTATTGCCATTGAATAATCAAATTAGTACACTTACAGGTCAAGTTAATAATCTATTGCCATTGAATAATCAAGTTACTATACTTAGTGGACAAGTCAGTAATCTATTGCCATTAACAAATCAAGTTACTATACTTAGTGGACAAGTCAGTAATCTATTGCCATTAACAAATCAAGTTAGTACACTTTCTGGTCTAGTCACTAATTTATTGCCAGTGACAAGCCAAATTAATACACTTTCTGATCAAGTCACTAATCTATTACCATTAACAAACCAAGTTAGTACACTTTCTGGTCAAGTCAGTAATCTAACTCCATTGGCAAACCAAGTTAATACACTGTCTGATAAAGTCAGTAATCTACTTCCATTGGCAACTCAAGTTAATACACTTTCTGGTCAAGTTACTAATCTATTACCATTAAATAATCAAGTTAGTACACTTTCTAATCAAGTCAATAATTTATTACCATTGACTACACAAGTTGGTACACTTTCAGGTCAAGTTACTAATCTATTACCATTAACAAGTCAAGTTATTAAACTTACAGGTCAAGTCACTAATCTATTACCATTGGCAACACAAGTTAGTACACTTTCTGGTCAAGTTACTAATCTATTACCATTAACAAGTCAAGTCAGTAACTTATTACCATTGACAAACCAAGTTAGTACACTTTCTAGTCAGGTCAGTAATCTAACTCCATTGGCAAGCCAAATTAGTACACTTTCTGGTCAGGTCAGTAATCTACTTCCATTGACAAACCAAGTTAGTACACTTTCTAGTCAGGTCAGTAATCTAACTCCATTGACAAACCAAGTTAGTACACTTTCTGATAAGGTCAGTAATCTAACTCCATTGGCAAGCCAAATTAGTACACTTTCTGGTCAGGTCACAAATTTATTACCACTAACAAACCAAGTCAATATACTTTCTGGTCAAGTCATTAATCTATTACCATTAACAAGTCAAGTCAGTAACTTATTACCATTGACAAGCCAAGTTAGTACACTTTCTGGTCAGGTCAGTAATCTACTTCCATTGACAAACCAAGTTAGTACACTTTCTGGTCAAGTCACTAATCTATTACCATTGAAAAGTCAAGTTAATACACTTTCTGGTCAGGTCACTAATCTATTGCCATTAACAAGTCAAGTCAGTAATCTACTTCCATTGGCAACTCAAGTCAATACCCTTTCAAGTCAAGTCAGTAATCTACTTCCATTGGCAACTCAAGTCAATACCCTTTCAAGTCAAGTCAGTAATCTACTTCCATTGGCAACTCAAGTCAATATCCTTTCAAGTCAAGTCAGTAATCTATTGCCATTGTCAAATCAATTTAATATACTATCTGGTCAAGTCAGTAATCTAACTCCATTGACAAACCAAATTAGTACACTTTCTGGTCAAGTCACTAATCTATTACCATTAACAAGCCAGGTTAGTAAACTTTCTGGTCAAGTCACAAATCTATTACCACTAACAAACCAAGTCAATATACTTTCTGGTCAAGTCACTAATCTATTACCATTAACAAGTCAAGTCGGTAACTTATTACCATTGACAACTCAAGTTAGTACACTTTCAGGTCAGGTCAATAATCTAATTCCATTGACAACTCAAGTTAATACACTTTCTGGTCAAGTGACTAATCTATTGCCATTGTCAACTCAAGTTAGTACACTTTCTGGTCAAGTTAGTAATCTAACTCCATTGGCAAGCCAAGTTAGTACACTTTCAGGTCAAGTTAGTAATCTAACTCCATTGGCAAGCCAAGTTAGTACACTTTCAGGTCAAGTTAGTAATCTATTACCATTAACAAACCAAGTTAATACACTTTCAGGTCAAATTAGTAATCTAACTCCATTGACAAGCCAAGTTAGTAAACTTTCTGGTCAAGTCACTAATCTATTGCCATTAACAAGCCAAGTTAGTACACTTTCTAATCAAGTCACTAATTTATTGCCATTGTCAACTCAAGTTAGTACACTTTCTGGTCAAGTCACTAATTTATTGCCATTGTCAACTCAAGTTAGTACACTTTCTGGTCAAGTCACTAATCTATTGCCATTAACAAGCCAAGTTAGTACACTATCTGGTCAGGTCAGTAATTTACTTCCATTGGCAAGCCAAGTTAATACACTTTCAGGTCAAGTTAGTAATCTAACTCCATTGACAAGCCAAGTTAGTAAACTTTCTGGTCAAGTCACTAATCTATTGCCATTAACAAGCCAAGTTAGTACACTTTCTAATCAAGTCACTAATCTATTGCCATTAACAAGCCAAGTTAGTACACTTTCTGGTCAGGTCAGTAATTTACTTCCATTGGCAAGCCAAGTTAGTACACTTTCTGGTCAAGTAAGTAATCTACTTTCATTGTCAACTCAAGTTAATACACTTACAAGCCAAATTAGTAATCTACTTCCATTGACAAATCAAGTTAGTACACTTACAAGCCAAGTCAATTCACTATCAGATCAAATAAATAATTTATCATCACAAATCAATTCTATCAATTCGTCAATAACCACACTTAATCAATTTAAGACATCAATCACTCTATCTGTATCACAAAATACTACAAGTATTATACAATTGAAAAACTCGATCGCGCGGTTATAAAATGAAAATATTTAAAGTGTATATTTATTAGTATTTATTATAGATGGCATTTGATAGTAAAAAAGTAACAACATGGGTGCAAGACTTAATAAAACGTTGTAATGATTCAGATATGAAAAAGATGCCGAAAGTACATAAAATGGGTATTCTTGCAGATGAATTTCCCGAATTTTTCGAAACAAGTCCAAGTTTATTTAAAAAAGTAATTTTTGATGAAGATTTATCATGGTTAAATCAATTTATTAAATATAATAAAAAAATCGAATCTGGTCAAACTACTCTTAATGATGCGGAACTAGAACTTGGCCAACAATTAGGTGATAAATATTTACCAGAAGATTTGAAAAAGAATGCTCCTAAAACTGAAACTATTCTTAGTGAATCGGAACAGATTTTAAGACGTGATGCATTAGTCACTTTCTTTAAGAATAGAATTTTATTTAATGATATGGATCATGATACTGCAACAAAAGAGATTGAATCTATGGTTTCTAAAGGACATATACCTTCTAGTGTATTGGATTATTGGATTTCATTAGATAAAATTTAATTATATTAGTAATTTGTTAATAATATAATTAAACTATTACGTTGACATCTTTCATAGGAAATAGAAATTGTTTATCATTATTTTTCTCTTTGTAATAAACCGGCATAAATTCTTTTTCAAGTGATTTATAAATGATTATTGCATCTGCATCATTTGTACTTTTAATACTTACTATTTCTGTTTCATTTGATGTTTTATGTCTGATTAAAAATACATTAGGAACAATTGTCCATTTAAAATAATCTTTCATTTGATGATATGTTTCATTCGCATTAGCAGAACTAAACATTGGATCTAAATAAGTTTTATATTTCCATTTAGTAGGAGTAGCTGCTGATAATATTTGTGTCAGGTCAAATTCTGTATTTGTAGGTTTAACATTAGATTTAGTATTAATAATTTTAATACTATTCTTTGCTCCTAATTCACCTTGTTGGAAAACATAATATCTATTCATTTTACTATATTCAAAACTTGCTCGTGCAATTTCCAAATCTTCAGTTGAATATTGATCAGAATTCTTTGAATCTAATAATTTATAAAATTCAATAATATTTTTGTCTTCATTATTGGAATTTAATTCTTCAGTAAAATATTTCTTTTGTTTATTAAAGACATTTTCAAATGTATCACTTTCTATTAAATTTAAATCACATGAATCTTTAAGACTCTTTACCAAAAAATCACTATCGACCAAATACTCTCTATTATAAATCCCAACATCTGATATCATCGAATTATATACATCAATGCCTAATCCTATATTACTTTTGTTATCATTTGAATAGATTTTGACAAATTCAAAAAACAATCGTTTCTCGCCAGTATTAGTTGTATAATATAAACTGTATTTATTTCTTGATTCTAGTTTATTTTTTAAAATATTCCCGTCTAAAGTTGTTATTAATAAGTAACCATTTTCTATTATTTTATCTTTGATATTTTTAATGAAATTATTCCATGTGATATCATTGGCTAAAAAATAATGTATTGCAAATTGACAATTTATTACGTCGAATTTTCTTGATAAGTATTTTTCTATTAAGTTTTTGTTTTCATTTGACATATTTGGTAATACTTGATTTTGACTATTAACATTAAATAATGCATTTGCATCTGCTTGAATAAAATACATTTTGGTAATATCGGGATTGAATTGTTTAATCGATGAATATCTATTGACTGCAGAATCGGTTATTTGATATAATCCACTATAATCGATATCTATTCCTACGTAATTTTCTACTTTAGCAGAAATAAATTTGTTTATATCACCACCACGTCCACATCCAATATCTAAAACCGATTTTTTATTTAAACAGTAATACATTATCATGTTTTTCTTAATCCAATTGTGAAATGATCTCATATTTTGTGCTAACTTAGTTGTTTTTTGATAATATGAATTTTTATTTTTGTTTGTATTGGTATTTGAATTAGAATTTGTTACAGATAATGATTGCATTAATCTAGTAAATTCAGTATTGAATGTTTCCGATTTACTTAATGTATATATATTATCAATTGTAATAGGATGATTGATACTTTTCCATATACGATGTGCAACATGAATTTCATTTCCATATTTCTTTTGATATCTCATAACAGATTCTGTTTTATCATAACGAGTTTTAATTGGTATCCAACGATAAACATTATCCACTGATTCATCAGTTGTTTTATCATAAATAAATTCAACTACTGTTTCATCTTCAATAACATCTCCATTCAAATCTCTTACTTGATTATCATCTAAATACAAATAAGATCTTTGATTAGTACCATTGATTACAAATGGTACTGGTCTTTCAAAACCATTTATTATAGATCCGACGTATAAATGACATATGCGATATGATTTCGTTGCATTTTGTTTTTGATTTGAATCGAAAAATAAACTAATATTATTATTAACATCTCTTTCATATTTAATATAAAAATCTATCGAATTTTGTCTGGCTGGTTTCCATTTTAATTCGGGCAAATCACCTTTTATCATATATGGATAATTTAGTGGTGTGAAAACTAAACCATCTAATGTATATAACTTATTTTTACTCTTAGAATTGGAATTGGAATTGACATTAGCATAGTTATAATTATCCCATAAAATTTTAGAATATAAAAATATTTCACTCTGATCTGTACCATATGGTAAAAAATAAATCTTACCCCTAACTAATAAATTATCATTTTTACTATTAGTCACATCAGTATCAAATACTTTAAGAAACTTTTTGATCTGATTATCATAAAATTTTTCAACCAAATCTGATTGATAATCTTTATTATGATCTAAATAATTTTCGATGAAGAATTTCTGTTCAAAAACATTTAATAATATCTCATTTAAATATCTTAATCTAACATTCAATGTATATTTTTCATTATGTCTAAAATCTAAACCTTGTGTGTACAAAATATCAAATGCTAAAAATATTTTCTTATTGTCGATCTCAATAAGTTCGCCGTCAATAAGTGTATTATGATATTTTTTATCATTGATTTTTAATGGTGTTTTCTTCACATGCAAATTGTTATTTATTAAATATACTAAATCCAGATCTGTTATAAATAATAAATATCGTTCTCCATCTGCTTTATCTGTTACTGCATATTTAGATGGAATATCATTTAAATTACTAATTTCAAATGATGATGCGTACCTAATCGATAAATGATGACTGTTTTTAATTCCCAGTAATTGTTGATAACTTTCAATAACAGTTTTTTGTTCAGAATTAGATATTGGTATATATGTATTTTCTAATAATTTTTTAATATCAAATATCGTTTCTGTAAATAATTTTGTTGAAATTTTTTGATCTAGGACTTCTAATTCAATTTCATAATGCGAATTCTGGTGTAACAAAGTTGCTAATCTATTTCCTTCTCTGACTATAGTCAAATCTAATGAAAAATTTTTGATTTTAAAAGAAACTCTTTCTTTGTAACGATAATATAATTTATTATTGACTTGATTTTGATCGGTATTAATAAATGGAATAGTTTTCAATTTGATCTCTGGTGTTAGTCTTATTGTCATGGTTAAATCTTTCAAATGATGTTTAACTTGTTTGGATCTGTCTTTATGTATAATTGTTATCTTATCTTTATCATTTTTATCATCCAAGGTAAGCAAATAAGGTACAAGTTGATGGGGTTTATTCATATAATTAGAAATAATGTAACTAATATGTTCGCTATCATTGATAGTGACTCTTACATTATCCTTTTCACTGGTCGGAATTTGAATATCAAGCATTGTTAAACTTTCAATATCATTTTCATTAGTTATATCAATCATTTTTTTCATTAAATAAATAAATCGATAATATTCGTTTTGTAGAAATGATACTTCAAGTTCTAAATCCTTATTTTTTTGATATAATTTAATCATATCATCAATTTGTGTTACATTATCTCCGAAAAATGATTTAATATCATCTGTCATTATTGTTATTGTATATATTAATTAAAGATATATTAGTATCTTTAGTTAATTTAATATATTTAAATCAATTCAATTTTTTATTATCATATATTTTAAATATGCTCACACAAAAAATCATACAAAAAATCACATTAAAAAAAAAGTTTATCAAACATGGTTTAATATTATATGCATTATCCGATATTAATATATCAAAATGGAAAGAAATAATTAAAAATCCAAATCATTTTATCAAAAATCATTTGGGTCATGATTTAAATGATATAGTAAATGTCAATGATAATGTCAGTGTTAATGACAATGATGACAATTGTATTAGTGATAGTGATAATGGTAATATCAATATCAATGATAATCATTGTGACATAGGACAATTATTATATCAACACGGACACGTTCGATATAAATTTAATATCAAACGTAAACAAATAGTTTTTTACTTTTGTGATTCAAATTATAAATTATATGGAATAAAACCCAAAGAGAAATTATATCAAGATCATTATTATTGTTGTGAAAATTTCCAATCAAAATTATTTCCTAATGTCATGGTTGAAAAATTAATTTATCGTATTTTTTTAAATTTACATTTACATATTAATAATATATTGTATTATCTGATTGTTAAATATAGTCTTGATCAAATAAAAATGACATTCATTGGTCATAGTTTTAGTGGTTCGTTATCAAGTGTAATGTCTTTATATTATTTACGTGCTTATAAAATTGGAATTTTTAATATTAAAATTACAGTCAAGAATATAACTTATGGTTCATACCGTGTAGGCAATAAAGATTTTGTTGATATGTATAATTCATATTTTAATTATTATCCCGATTGTAAAAATTTTCATTTGAATCATATTAATGATTTACGTTATAATTATCCGATTAATGGTTATGAAACATTAGTTACAAAAAATAATCCTAATGTTTATTTTATTGGTTTAAATTTAGAAAATTCAAATGAATATCGCAAGATTAAAAATATTATTAGAAAAATATTTTTTTTGAATTATGATCAAAATTATCATATTTTAACATATGTAAATTCATTAATTTCTGAAATAAAAGTTGATTGATTTGATAAATAATAGATTATTAAGATATGATTTTAATAATCTATTATTGAAATTGTAATTGAAATTATCATTAAAACATGTTAGATTGTCTAGGATTAACTTTAATATATGCCAGAAATAATAACAATATTATTGGTGCTACCCAAAAGTTTAAATCATTTATTCCTTGGGATGCTCCGAATGATTTAAATTTTTTTAATAGAATTACAACTTATGTTGATTTTTGTATCGGAAATAAATATAATTATTTAATTGTTGGCAGAAAAACATGGGATGAAATGCTATTATTTTTTACCAGTAAAAAATGTCCGTATAGAAAAGTCGTTATTTTAAGTAGGAATATTAAACTAACTTATGATGTTAATTTTAATCTCAGAGTTGAATCTAATATTATTGATGCGATTAAATTTATAAATAATGCTGGTGATTGTAACAATATATTTGTGATAGGTGGTGCAGAAATATATGATAATGCTATTAATACTGGTTTAGTTACTAAAATTTATGATTGTCTTATTGATATTAATCTTGATTTCGAATCTCAAGATATAACTTATAAATATTTGCCAGAAAGTGTAACAAGAAAAATTAATCAAATGAATCTTATTAACAGATCTGAAACGGAAATATTAGTCAATAATTGTATGACAAAATATACCATTAGCAAATATGAATCAATACCATTTGAATTACAATATTTGAATTTGTTAAAACAAGTTATGTCTAATGGAATTATTAGATTAGGACGTAATGGTAATACAAAATCAATCAATGATGTTAGTATTAAAATTAATTTACAAGATGGATTTCCTATTGTTACTGTTAAAAGAACTTTTTGGAAAGGAATTGTCGAAGAATTATTATGGATGATGCGAGGTCATACTAATACAAAATTATTAAGTAATATTGGTATTAAAATTTGGGACGGTAATTCTAGTAAACAATATTTAGAATCAGTTGGATTGAATTATGAAGAGGGTGATATTGGTCCAGGTTATGGATTTCAAATGAGACATTTTGGGGCAGATTATCAAAATCTTACAGGTGTAGATTTAAATGTAAATGTAGGTCAAGATCAATTATTACAATGTGTTCATTTACTTAAAACAAATCCAAATAATAGAAGAATTATTATTTGTTTATGGAATCCATCTGATACAAATAAGATGGCATTGCCACCATGTCATTTATTATATCAATTCACTGTTACATCAGGTAAATTAAATTGTCATTTGTATCAAAGGAGTTGGGATATATTATTAGGATGGAATACTAGTACTGCTGCCTTATTAACTCATATAATGGCTCATTTTACAGGATATGATATTGGAACTTTAACTCATACTATTTGTGACGTTCATATTTATGAAACACATCTAAGCCATATAGATGAAATATTTAATCGTATACCATACAAATTATCACAATTAAAAATTAATTGTTCTGTTCCTAAAGAAATTACTGATTATAAATTTGAAGATTTTACATTAGAAAATTATTTATATCATCCAGTATTAAAATTGAATATGGTTGCATAAATTCAAACAAATTCACTGGTTTGATCTATTTGTGTACAAAATGATAATGAAATAATTAATAATGATTCATATAATTCCTTGATAATGTAAAAAAGTTTTTGAAAATCTTCTTTTTCATTTATATTTACACTTGGATTTAGATTATACTTATCACAATATATTTGTAAAACTAAAAATCTCAACATTTCATTTCGATCAACGAATTCAATTTCCATGAAACTCTTACGAATTATATCAAGAGAATTATCAGATAGAAATTGTTTAAGTTCATATAATTTACGATCTAATTTATGAGGATTGACTTGAATATTAATATATTTAATTTTGTCACATAACCAAGCATAAGCATGTTTATAAGTATTATAATTAATTTCAATCTCTTTGATATGATGATAAAGATTATCTAAATTTTTTAAAGGATTTTCATATATTGATAAGTATTGAATTTGATTAAGAATTGGTACAGATGTAATTTGATTATACGCTAATTCTGCAAATTGTAATTTTGGCATAGATTCTATTGATTTGATTTTATTATAACGGGCTATTAATTTAGTTAGTTGTGGAAATAATGGTAATGATGTCAAATAATTATTATTGATGCATAATATTTGTAATTTGTTATAAACATCAATTGATTCAAGATAATTATCATCTACATTCATTCTTATTAAATTATTCATAATACTTATTTTTTTGATATTGTTATTTTTAGCATATAATTCAATTAAATTATCGAATGTTTCAATATCAGTCATTAAATTATAACTACAATCTAAAATTTCTAATGATGGAAAATTATTAGATTCTATTTTTGAGATATTCGATTCCGAACAATACAAATGTTTTAATAATGGCAAACTATAATCAATATTTATATACGAATTTTGTCCACAATCTAAAATAATCAACTTTGACTCAGAGTAATTTTGTAAATTATTGACACTATTGGCTTTAAAATTAAGTTCTCTTAATTGGGGATAAAATGGTATCACTGTCAAATTATTGTACGAACAATCCAATACTCGTAAATTATCTAAATTTGATACAGGCAATTCTTTCAAGTTATTATTATTAATAATTAATGTTTTAATATTTGCATATTGTGGCGTCATCATCCATTTTCCCAAATTTAAATAACCTAAATCTAAATATTCTTCTTCATCATCATAACAAGTTTCTTCTGATTGTGTATCGTAATAACTTGTTGATCTATATTTGATAGTTGACATGATTTGATTCACTATAATTATTAT